TTTTGATTATATTTAAATTTTTTTTTTTTTTCTAAAAATGATAATCTTCTAGGATCTATTGTATCACCATAACAATTCATTGTAAAATCTTGAAATGGTGACTTATCAATTACTGTTATATTATGTTTATCCAAATAAATATTCCGTGAATAAAAAAATTTACTAATTAATATTGAATTATTATTTGATAAATTATTTAATTTATTTATTATATAATAATAATAATTAAATAATAGATACATTAATACCAAATTAAATGTTCCAAAATGAGTTTTTTTCTTTTTAGAATAATTATATACTGTACATCTATTATTATTTCCATATAGAATAAATATTAAAATATTATCATAATAATATTCAATTCTTTTATCTAGAAATGAAAAAAATGGATAAAATTCTTTTGTTTTAATATTATTTTTATATTTTTTTTTTAAAATTTTATAAATATGTTGTGCATCTTTTAAAAAATTATTAGTTGTAATAGCTTCATAATAAGAAAAATTTTTAATAATATATTCTTTACAAGCTTTTTTGATATAATAATTATATGCATAATATCCTACTAATATTAATTTAGAATTATGAATTATATTCTTTCTAATAAATCTTTTTACATTATCATCATATTTATTTAAAAAAATTTTTTTTTCTAATAATGATTTATCAAATGGATAATAACTCAATATTTTTTGAAATCTAAATATACTTTTTTCTAATCGCCAATATGATGTTAATGGATCTGTTAAAACTCTATATGCATCTAGAGCCATAAAATATGGACTTGCACATATAATATTATTAACTGTAATAGTTGGTAAATTAGAATAGATATTTATAGGCATATATGAGATATCACAATAATTTATAAAATTTACAAAAATTTTATATGTTTCAGAATTAATACCTTCTTTACAATCGATATTTTTAAAATTTTTATTATATAATTCTTCTGATAATTCCATAGCATCTTTAATAGGAGTTGGTGAATAAAATTCAATATCAGCTATTTCTGGCCAATTATAATAAACACCATTTACATCTCTATAAAATGAATCATTTTTATTTTTTTCAACAATTAACAAATTTTGAGCGGTTCCTCCATATACAATTTTTTTTTTTGTAATTATATAATTCATTATACATTTATATACTAATGAATTTTCATCTAATGTTGGTTCATTATTTTTTTTATAAACTTCATCAGCAATATCTTTAATTTTATTTATATTTAAATTAATTTTATCAATATCTTCAATTCTATACATTATATATAATTATATAATAATATTTTTTACACTTTTAAAGTATAAATATAAATATTGACATTTAAAATATTCTAAATTAGATCCTTTAGAAATTGTGCAAATATATAAAATGTTATTATGATAAACTGCTTATTTCAAATTCATCTATTGTATTATTATCACTTGTTACTGATGATTTGTCTAATATAAGTTTATCAGTATAAAAATTATTATTATAATATTCGTTAATAAATGAATCAAAATTTAAATTATTATCATTTAATAATTTAATAAAAACATTATATTTATCTTTAAATAATTCAGGAATTTGAAATGATATATCATTTTTTATAAGATTATTAAACTTTTCAAATAGTTTTTTATCTTCTAAAAACAAATTTTTATATTCATCTATTTTATTTTTATTATAATTAATTATATTAATTTTATGCATAATTTTTTTTTTTTTTTTTGCTAATTCACATATTTTTTCATCATTTTCACCTAAATTATTTATTGTATTAATTAAATTCATATTTAAATCTTTAGTAGAACTAGTTACAGAAATTAAATCTGCAGGTTTTTCACAATATGATTCGTTTATATATTGCTCAATATAATTATCATTTTTATTAGGATAAATATTTGCAGTAAAATTAATAATTTTTTTATTATAACAGCTATTTAAATTAAATACTAAAATCCTAATATTATTATCCATTAAATTATTTTGTATACATGAAATTAAAAATATTTCTGCTAAATTATAATCAAGATATGCTCCTATTATTTTATTTTTATATTCAATTAAATAAATTTCATTATTCATATAATATTTTTTAGAATTAATCTTTAAATTAATTTATTAAAATTAAATATAAAAATAAATTAGTATTATAATATTAGTTATATGAAAATAATATCATGGAATATAAATGGTTTAAGATCATTATTAAAAAAAAAATATTTAGATGAATTAATATATGAAGAAAATCCTGATATCCTTTGTTTATCCGAAACAAAAATTAGTTCATCTAATATTGATGAAGATATTTATATTAGATTTAATCAATATAATTATAGATATTGGCATATTAGTCTTTTAAAAAAAGGATATAGTGGTACAGCTATATTAATGAAAGAAAAACCTGAAAAAATAATTTATGGATTAAAATATAAAAATCATGAATATGATACAGAAGGTCGATTAATAACTTTAAAATTTAATAATTTTTATTTAATTAATGTATATACCCCAAATTCAGGGGAAGCATTAAATAGATTAGATGAAAGAATAAATGTATGGGATTTATATTTTAGAAAATATATAAGTAAATTACAAAAAAAAAATCCTGTTATAATTTGTGGTGATTTAAATGTTGCACATAATGAAATTGATATAAAAAATCCAAAATCTAATTTAAAATCTGCAGGATTTACTATAGAAGAAAGAAAATCATTTGATATTTTACTGAAAGAATGCGATTTATTAGATATATATCGTGAAATATATAATGATAAAATTGAATATACATATTGGTCTGCTAGAAGAAATTGTAGATTAAGAGATATAGGATGGAGAATTGATTATTTTTTAATAAGTAAATATTTAAAAAATAATGTTAAAAATATTAATATATTAGGTAATATATTTGGAAGCGATCATGCACCTATTAAATTAATAATAAATATATAAATAAAATAATTATTATAAAAAAATCTATACTTTTTTTATTAGAAAATATATTTTCTAATATAGAATATATATGGAATTTAATTTATTTATTGCACTTATTGCTGTATTTTTAAATATAATTTTATCTATGGTAATACCATGTCTATTAAAAGATTCTGATCAATCATTTATTGTTGATATTAAAAAAGTATTTACTAACAATAAAGATTTAATACTAGTTAGTAGTTTAATATTAGGTTTAACTGTTTACCTAGCACTAATGATAGGACCATCACTTAATACTGGATTCGGTGATATTGTAAGTAAATCAGTAGATACTGCACAAGATAATATGCCATTAAAATATTTTCTCAGATTAAGATCTAATTAATTATTTTTATCCATGTATTATTTACCAACTTAAAATCAAAATCTTTTATCAAATTAGATTTTGATTCTAAATTTTTAGTATTTTTAAAAGATAATTCATAACTCAATTCATGATCATTATTCTTTATTTTTGTTACCAAAATATCTATATCAGCATCAATATATTTATTTATATTTTTTATATTTACTTTAATTCTATCTTCTAAATTATAGGGAAATTCATATATTGGATGATCTTTTGAAATCATTATATATGTCATTTTATTTTTTTCTTTTGATGTTGAATATTTTTCTAAATATAATAATTTTTCTTTAACTTTATTACATATTTGTTCTTTATTCATTTTTTTAACTTCATCTATATCTTTAGGTGAAACATTTGGTAATTTTTTTATCAAATTTATTAAATATGTTTTATCTTTTGATGTAGAACATACTGCACCTTTAAATGTTGGAATACCGGTTCCTCTTTTTTTATTTAGTATTTTTGCTCTTGGTGGTCGTATTTTAAATAAATCATCTTCATTAGATGCTAACTTATTTAAATTTTTATCTATAATACCTACTATAAAATTTTCATCACGATTTTCATAATATTCTAATGTATCTATAAAATTATAGCTATTATCAATATTTGCATTATTTTCAACTGTATTTTGAGAATTTTTTTTTTCCACATCTTTATAATTTTGTCTTATATAGTTATCTATTGATATTTGATTAATCTGATTTATATCTAAAAATTGTCGATAATACATTGATACATCTTCATTTTCATTAAATGGTTGAAATATATAATAAATATCACGTAATATCAAATAACCTGGACGATTATATTTATCATATAATGTATCTGCATAATTATTAAAATCATTTTCATTTATTGGCATCATATCTACTAATGCTTGTTCTAAAAAATATTCTTCAAATAATTCTGCCTGATCATCACTAAATGATCTTTTAATAAGATCCATAATTTCATTATATAAATATACATGTTTAAATCTATATAAATCTTTAATTTTATTTTTAATTAATACAATTTCAGATTTAGCTAAATCATCGTTAAATGTATTATAATTTATTTCTGATTTATCTAATTTTTTATATGTCATTTTTTTAGAATCCCAATAATTATTATTTAAATCTTTTGAATCACATTTTAAGTTACATTCTCTAAAATCACATAATGCTGGGCAAATTTTTTCATTATTTTTTAAATTTTCTAATGATGGTCTTACACAATTTTTATATTCTTCTAATTCTTCCGGAAACATATTTGCATGTAATAATAATGGACAATCAATAGCTATTTCTTTTAATGAATGTTCTATATCTTTTATTGTTAAATATTTAATTTCTGCTTTTTGATATAATAATTCATCTGTAGATAATTCATTTTTTTTTCTATCATCAATTGCTACAACGTACCTATACACATTTACATATGGATATTTATAATTATTATTAATTACATCTTGATGTACACACATACGTATTGCTCTACCTATAACTTGTTCTGCTTTTGGAATATTATAAAATACATCTAAAATATGTACTTCTTTGCAATTTTTTAAAGTAACTCCTTCATTCATTACTCTTGATCCTAATATAAATTTAATATATTTTCCATCAATATTATTTGAATTGTTAAATACTTCTTGAATTATTTTTTGTTTGACTTCAGACAAATCTTCATGATCTTCTTTATTACCTGTAATTAGTAAAAATGTAGCAGGTTTAAAGTTAAGCATTTTTTTATTTTTAAATTGTAAATATGTTAAGCCAGTTTTATAATCAAGTGTTTCATCCTTAATATCATAATTTGTATAATCATCTTGATATTCTAGATAGCCATTTTGTATTAATGCTTCGGCTAATAATTCTATTCCACCTGCTTTAACTAAATTTGAATAAATAAATGCTGTAGATGACATTTTTGCTGCATTATTATCAAAAAGCTGATTTAGATTATTAATGATTGTATAAAATTTTGTTGAAAATTTTTTAATATAATCTAATTTTAATATTAAACCAGATATATTTTTTTTATTATTTTCAAATATAAAATTATCTTCTTCTTGTTTAGTTAATTTATTATCAAATAAATTTTTATTTATTAAACTTCTTAATTTTGGACCATCACTATTTAATTGAGATATTACTGTATTTATACCTTCTGTCGAATAACATCCTTTTAATTTATTTTTATCTATTCTTGGAAAAACAAAATTTGATGCAGCAGATGATGATTTATCCAAAGTATCATCAAAATCAAGCGTTGTTTCTAAATATGTATCGAATTGAAAATCTTCCATATAACATTTTATTACAGGTGTGAATAATAAATTTTTTGGTATTTTTCCTATTTCTACTCTTTTGGCAAATGTATAAGGTATAGAACCTCTATAAAAACTTATATATCCTTGTGCTTTTTCTTTTAAATATTCTAAACCTGTCGGTTTTATTTTCATTAAATAATTTTTATCATTTGTAAATATTTTATCTCTATATATTTGATCATCATCCGGTCTTATAAAATTTAATAAATCAACTATTTCATCTGCTAAATTTATCATTGGTGTTGCAGTTAATAGTATTATTCTTAAATTTTCAGAATTTTTTATTATTTTATGTAACGCTTCACCGTATTCATTACCTGATATATTATGTGCTTCGTCAATTATTAATAGTGTATTATTCATATTTGTAATTTTATCTACAACTTGTTCTCTTTCATATTCACCTTCTGTTGTTTTTCTATATATTTTTTTTTTTTCACCCATTTTTTTTTTTTTTATTTTTTTTTTATTAAAAACTTTTTTTTTTAATTTTTTTTTTTTTTATATTTTTTTATTTTTTTTTTTTTTTTTTTATTTTTTTTTTTTTTCACCCTTTTTTTTTTTTTCAATAATTTTTTCACCAAGAACTTTTTTATGAAATGTTTTATATGATAAAATTTTATAATATTGTAATGCATTATTAATTGCATTTTTATTTTCAATATTTATTTCATTTTTTGTTAATTGATTTATAAGTTCTTTATTTTTAAAATAGGTTTCACCGGTTGACGATATTAATTCTTTTTTAAAATTTTCTTTAGTAACTGGTCCTGGCACTAAAACAAAAATTTTTGTATTATATTTTTTTACTTGATCTTTAAATTGTTCTGCAATCCTAATAGCAGTCATTGTTTTTCCGGATCCTACACCATGCATTAATAATATTCCTTTATAAGGTGAATTAGGACTAATTAAATTTGGAATTATTGTTTGTTGTTCACGAGGTTCAATATCACCAGGTTTACAATTTTGTTCTCTATATTTTTGAATTTCTTCATATGTTTCTAATTTGTCTCTTTGAGGAACTTTATAATAATAAAATTCACGTTTTTTAAATATTTTTGATAATAAATCTGGATCTGATAATTCAGGATACGAAAAATCTTTTATAAATTTCATTGTAATTAAAATACTATAGATAAGTTTTACATCATTTATTATTTAATTTATTTTGAAAACTAAACGAATATATATTTCGGTTTTAAAAAAATCTAAATTATTTAGTATTTTAATGGATAAATATATTAATGTAATAAAATATTCTTCTCATAAAGTAACAAATAAGCAAATTAATAAAGATATTACAAATTCATATTCAATAGAAAAATCTGAGATTTTAAATAATAAAATAGATGATTTAAATATTTTTTTGAAAGATTCAAATAATAATAATATCGAAGTAGAAACAATTAATCATAAAAATAATAATAATAGAAAATATAATTCGTTATATAGAAAAAAACTAATATCAAAATTTGATAATATTAAAAATAAAAATATTTTACTTGATATTTATAATATTATAATTAATGATATTGGTAATAATTATTCATCAAATAGAAATGGTATATTTATAAATATAAATATTGTATCAGATTTATGTATTGAAAAATTAAATGAATATATTGATAATAATTTAAATAATACTGTATCTGATTTAACATCAGATAAAATTGATTGTAAAATTTATAAATTTGATGATATAGAATTAATATCTGAAATGGGTCATAAATTAAGTAATCAAGAAAAAAATATAATTAAAAGAATTAGAAAAACTAAATAATTATTTGTGATAGTTCTGAAAACTGATAAAAAAATATTTAATATAATAATAATGCTTTTGACATATTTATATCGGAAAAATTTAAAGTTATTTTATACAATTGAGGTAACTATAAGATTATAAAATGATATCATATAGTTATTTTACACTCAAAATCAAAGTGTTTTCATTTTAATAACGTTGAATGCACATATTTTTTACAGCTTGCGCACATGTCTGTGAACAAAAATAATATTCTTGATACTGATTTTTATATCTTAGATATGTACATCCTGGTCGAGCACACATTGTTGTAGTTGATATGCGTGCACATATTAATGAACAAAAAGGATATTCTTTTTGTTGATTTCTGTACTTTTGATATGCACATCCTGGTCGAGAACATATTCTTGAGGTCAATGCTTGTGCACATATTAATGAACAAAAAGGATATTCTTTTTGTTGATTTCTGTACTTTAGATATTTGCATCCTGGTCGAGAACATATTCTTGAGGTCAATGCTTGTGCACATATTAATGAACAAAAAGGATATTCTTTTTGTTGATTTCTGTACTTTGGATATTTGCATCCTGGTCGAGAACAATATTTAGATATAGTTCTGCTTGAATTTGCTAATGTCACTGACGATACTGGATATATTGAAGTAACTGACTTTGTATCCCTATGTGGAGTTGAAATTATCGATGCATTACGTGATTTTATTTCTGCATTAGGAATTAATCTTAGTGTTCTTGTTGCAGTTCTGACTAAATTAGGCCAAAAACTTTGTTGATATAAACTTCCGTCTTTGATATTTACATGATTTTTAATCCAAGTTGTCCAGTACTGATATTTAACGGTCTTAGATTCATCACGTATTAACATTAACAATAATCCCAGCCAATTATTACCAGTACCATCATAATCATCTGACCATCTGTTATCTCTTCCTTTCACAATATTATGTTCCAAAAGAAATGAATTATTTGTATTTTGGAGCATTCTATGCATTTTAACATTTGAAAACTTGCTCTTAAGAACATCATACATTATATCCCAAGCTTGAGATGGATTAAATAGTGAAGAGTTGGATAATTTTCGTGAAAGATCAAAAGCTTGCTGTCCACTAAGATTCTGAAATAAATTTTTTTTATCTTGATATTTTTCACTTTGATATGCAGCTTCTGCTGTTAAAAATTGTAAACCATTATAAATAATTGGATCGCCTTTATAATAATTACTTAGAAATGAACAATTAAAAAATGAATCTACAGGTGTTGGATATCCTGGATAATAGAACGCAGTTACATTTACTCGATCTAACCCAAATTTTTTACCATCGAAAAAACATGGATTTGTCATTTTTTCTAGCCAATTAATATAATTTATCCTGGCAATTAAAATAAAGTTGATTGCTGCGGTAAAAGACTGGTTCTTATTCCTTGGTATAATTTAATAATTTCAATTTTTATAATTGAACAAAAATATTATTATAATAATATTGTAATAAAGGTAATTCTGGTATATTAAATATTAAATAATTACTATTCCAACTATTAGCTAAATCTTTTTTAAAATTAGTTATATTATATGAAAAATTATTTAATATATTATTTATATTAATAGAAGGATTAATAAATAAAGGTAAAGAAGCAAATAACCATTTAATATTTATATGTGATAAAAATGATATATTTATTTTTTTTTTATTAAATTCAATTAAATCTTTTTCTACAAAATCTATGTCATTACTTTCATCAGTATTTTCTTTATAATTAATATAAAATAAATAATCTTCCGAAGAATCAATTAATGATTCTTCGAATGATAAATAACATAGACTATAATTATTTATCATTGTAATATTTTTATTATTTGATAATTTAAATATAAATTGTAATGGTTTACCATAAATAAATGATCTAATTATTTTTTCTTCTATAGAATATTCAGTTAAATTTTTATAATAATTAAAATATAATATTTTACTCCAATTAATAATTTTATTTTTTTGCAAAAATGATTCATATCTATCTGTATTAATTATAAATTTTATATAATTATCTGCTAATTTATCTAAAAATTTAATTAATATATTACCATTTAAATAAATATTATCTGCCCATATAATAATTTGTTTTGAATATAATAATATATTATTTTTCAATATATTTATTATATCATTATCATACTTTATTATTACTTTTTTATATTCATCTTGACATAAATTTACTATATTTGATTCATTTTTTATACTAATTAATTTATTCCATAATTCTGAATTAAAATTTAAATTTGGTGGTTCAAAAATACTATTAAAAGATTTAGATTTTATATATTTTGAAAATTTATCAAACTTTAAATTAATTTGATTATTAATTAAATCATTTAAATATGGTGTATTCATATTAAAAATTAATAAATTATTAAATTCTTTTTTTAAATTTTTAATTATATCATATAAAAATAGTATATCTGATTTATAATTATCAATTTTATATTTTTCAAGAAAAGTATTCCAATTTAAATCTGATCTTATTATATTTTTTATTGAATCTATTGTTTGAATTAAAATAATTATTTCAAATACTTCTATTTCACAATTCATAGCTGATGCTGATATCATAGTGATTGCATTTTCTATTTTATCAAATTCAAAATCTGATTTTAAATCCATAATTTTATTTACTAATTCTGATTTAAAATAATTAGTCATATTAAAATTTTTAAATGTATTATTAGATAAATAATTTAAATTCATATCAATTAACAAATTCTTATTTGATAAATCTGATAAGATATATTTATAAGATTCTATTGAAATTATATTTTTTTTTTCATTATTATAAAATATTATATTGTTTAATATATTTCTTTTAATATAATTTTCAAATGGATGAATTAAATAAAATTTACCATTTTGATCCAATAAATTATATAATAATTGTCCCGATTCATTTCTATATATATATTTATTAAGAATATTATTTATATCTGTATCTGAAATTTTCTCTATCATTTTATTAATATTTTCAGTATAATAATCACTATAATTATAAAAATAATTACTTTCCAAATAATTACTATTTATAATATAATTTTTATAATAAATAGCTCGTAGTCCAGATTTATATGTATTAATTTTATTTAATATAATATCACCATTAATAGATAATGATGATTGAGATATATTTCTATAAAAATTTGGATTACATATATTTGATATAATTAAATCATCATAATTAATAAAATCATTAATATTTATTTTATTTATTTCTTTATCACATAATAATGAAATTATTTTTTCTGATGGATCTTCTTCTGTTATTTTATATTTTGGTTTTATATTTTTTCTAGCATCTTTTTTATACATATAATAAACTGTACCATTTCCAATTCTACCAACACGACCTTTTCTTTGAACACGACTTGCTTCAGAAATTTTTTCTATTAATAATTTTGTTAGGTTTAATTTAGGTAAATATTTATTCACTTTGGCATAACCATTATCTACAACATAATATAAATCTTTAATTGTTACAGAAGCTTCTGCTACATTAGTTGCTATTATAATTGCTCTTTTATAAATATTATCTGGTACAGATTTATCTTCTATAAATTCTGATCTCCATTCATTGAATATATTTTCTTTTTTATTTTTTATTTTTGATATAGTTATATCAATTTTTGATATATAATTTTTATAATTTTGATGTAATTCAGAAAAAAATGGTAATGCAATACATGTTGATGGTGTATTACTATTTAAATATTTCACTGCATTTAATATTTCTTTTTGACCATTTGAAAATAATAATATTTGTCCTGTTGCTGTTGTTTTACATATTTCAATAATTTTTTCATAACCTTTTTCTTGTGCCAAATTTGCATTTTCATCTTCTGTTAATTTATCAAAATCATTATTCAAATATATCTCATCAATTTTGAATTGCGATGTTTCACCTGGTGGCGAAATATGATATCTTCTATCCATGTAATCAGAATTTAATAATATTGATTTTTCTAATATTGGATCAAAAAAATTATATTTTATTGGATATAATAACTTATCATTAATATATTTAAAATATCTTCTATAAATAGGTTCATCGTCATCCATTGTTGCCGAAACTATTATTAATCTTACCTTATTATTAAAATAACATGTTTGTCTAGCCAAGGTTATTATTAAATCCATATTTGAACCATGTTCATGAGCTTCATCTATAAATATAACATCATATAATACTTTATTAATATATTTATTATCTTTTTTCTCAAACATTGTTGGATTCATTTTAATTTCTTCTAATAATGTACCATCTGTTACAATTTTTATAAATCCATGATTCACATTTTTTGTATGACTATCTTCTTTGTATTTATATTGCATATAAAAATTATCGGTTTTAATTTTTATATTAGATGTATTTGAAAGCATATCTATTGGTACACCTAATTCTTCAGCTATTCTTTTAGAATTATCCAAAAGAGGTTGTCTTCTTGGTACTGTACATATTACTTTACCATTATATTTATAATCAATAACTTTTAACGCATATAAAAATAATTTTGGTACTTGTAATGATTTACCTTGACCTGTTGCACCAGTAACATATAAAATTTGATGATAAATATAATGTTGAAAAAAACTTATTTGAGATATCCAATCCATTGCATAAGACATTGGCCATTTATGATCTTTACTAATTAAATTAAAATAAGATAATTCTTGATAAACATTTTTATTAAATTGATCATATTTATCTTTATCTTTTTCGAATCTTATTAAAGGTAAATTTTCAAATCTATCATTATTTAAATAATAGTATGATTTTAACCATTCATCTTTATTATTATTAAAATTTTCACTTAATAATTTTTCTATTTTTTTATTTTTTTGTAATATATTTTTAGGTAATAACGAATTATCTGTAATATTTACATTAAGCTTGAATTGAGATAATATTCCACTTACAATTAAATCTTCAAAAATTAATTTTAAATAAATATTATTAAAATCTATTAATATTTCTGCGATATATTCTGAATATTTATCTTTATTATAATTAAATTTTTGTTTTTTAATATTATTTTTTAAATTTAACCAACTATTATCAATCATACCAAATAATTTTTCAAAAAATAATTTTTTATTTTCATTATTTAGTGATAAATAATTATTATCTAATAAAATCCATTCATTTTTATCTTTATTTTCTATGTGACATAATGATTTACTTATGTTATATATATTTTTTAAATTAATAGTCAGCTTCGTTGATATATTCATATTTAATAATGAAAAATTATAATTTTCATTTAACTCTAATAAATTATTTTTTTTTATTATAAGATATTTACTAAAAGCTGTTGTAATCAAATAATCCAAACTCTTTTTTAAATAATTCCATAATAAATAAATATGATTATCTGATATTATTTCTAAACAAGATATAATATCAATTAAATTTATATCTTGAATAATTTTAATATCTTTTTTATCAAAATCATCATTAATATTTTCATTTTCTATATCTAATTTAAATTTTTTAATTATATTATTATTTTTTATTTCATTATTATTAATAACATAAATTAAATAATATTTAATAATTTCTATATCTATTGGAAAATAATTAACTAGTGATATTTTATTTTTTAAATTAAAAAGTATTTTTTTGATATTTAAATTAAATTTATTTTGCTGTTCTAATTTTAAATTTTCATATATATCATTATTTAATATATCATTTATATTTACCATTTTATGCAATCCATGAATTAAATATAATTTTATTTCATTAGTTTCATATGGAAATATTAACCATTTTATACGTTTTATTTCATCATAAAATCTAATTCGAAATAAATTATATATATCACCTATCCATAAACCTGAATAATATAATAATAATTTATTATTAATTATATCCAAAATATTTTCTTTTATTATTGTATCTTTTGTCTTTTTATAGAAATCTAATTTTTGATAATTACTTATATTAATTGGAATTATATTTATCCAATTTATATAATATTTACCATTCATTATTTCTAATGTCTGTAATAAACCTAATATATTGTGATATATTAATTTATATATCAATTTTTCATTATTATCATCATATAATTTTAATAATGAATATTTATTATTCTCATCTAATAAACCTATTGCCATATTACCAAATTTAAAATATTTATTAATAGCATCTGTTCTTTCTAATTTTAATATTGTATTAGATATTTCTTTTTCTACATTTGAATATAATAATTGATTTAAATCTACTAACTTATTTAATAATAAATTATCTTCTTTTTCATTAATAAATGGTAATAATAATAAAATAACACCTTTTATATCTCTATTATTATTTTGTTTCCATTGATGATAATATTCATCATTTTTTAAAAAATTATATTTATATGATATAATATCTATAATAAATATTGTTAAATTTATTATTATATTGATATCTTTTTCATTTAAAACTGGTAAATAATTTTTAATAAAATTTATAATATCTAATTTGAATTTATAATTTATAAATTCCAAATTATTATTTATTTTTTTTATAAAATCTTCTAAATTTGACATTATATAATACTAAGATAAAAAAAATGAAAAAATCTAAGATTTTTTCATTTTTCAAATATATAACAATAAATTTTACAGTTAACTAACTATATTGATTCGGCAAAAATTAAATCAAGTTTTTAATTCACATGAAAAAAAATTGTTATTCAATTACGACATTTAATTTATTACTTTAAAATCCCATCCATCGTTAAATACTAGACACAATTTTCCTTTTGGATAATCTGTTAATAATCTACTATTGATATTTAATAAATTTGGTGATGATTCTTTTAATATTTTAGATTTATTATTTATAATTTCTAATATTGCACAACATAATGATTGATGTGTAACTATCAATATATTATAATCAGTTGTAAAATATTTCTTAATTAAATTATGTAAAATAATAGTTACTCTTTTTACTACATCAGTATATTTTTCAGGATATTTAATTTTTGTATGTTTAATAATAGACTTATAACTACAATTATAATTATAATCATTAGCTAAATATTCAGGTATTAAATTTCCTACTGCCTTTTTTGGTATGATATCTTCATGATGTATTTCACTTAATCCATATTCTAAATTTATTTTTATATTTTTTTTTATACTAAATGGTCTTATAGTTTGTAGAGTTCTTATAAATGGTGATGAAAATATAAAATTAATATTACAATTATTTAAATTTTCAACTAAAATTTCTGATCTTTCTAATCCTAAAGATGTTAGTGGAGAAAAAAATGAACAATCTTGAGTTCTATCTTCATGTCTTAAAATATATATTTTCATTAGTATATATGTATTTAGATATTTATATTATTATGAAATAAATATTTTTTGTAATAATATAATTATTATTAATATAATTAAAATTATAAATATTGTACCAAATATTGCATCTGCCGATGAAAATATTACAGGTATCGGATTATTACCCATCATAATAATATTAAAAATTTTAATAAATAAATTATAAATATTATTTATATTTTCATTTATTGATTTTTCGTGAGGTAATTTAATATCAATATAATAATTATTATTATCATTAAAATTATTTAATTGATCTATATCATTTAAATTTGTTACATCCTTTAAAGTATTATTTAAATTTGATCCATAATTTTCATTATCAATTATTACTTTATTACTTGTTTTGTCATAATCATTTTGATATAATTTTTTAATACATGTCATTATATAATTATATATAAAAATTGAATTTTAAAAATATTTAAAAAATATATTTATATATATAATATGCTATATATTGTATGCCCTACTTGTAATTATTTTATTGGTCAAAAAACTATTACATACGAAGAAGGTAAAGAAAAAATATGTAATAATCCTGAATTAACTTCTACAGAAAAAGAAAATGAAATAAGTAAATTATTATTAAGTTTAAAATTAAGAAGATATTGTTGTAGAATGAGAGTTATGACTTATAAAGATATTGTTAAAGATATACTACCTGTATCAAATAATTAAAAAATTTAAAAAATTTTCTCTAATAATTATAATGAATAATAATATTTCTACAATTCCTAGTAATTACGTTAATAATATTTATACTGTTCAAGGTGAATATATTAATAATTCAAAAGTTGAATCTATAATAGAAACTATGGATAATATTCATCCATTTTCTATTATTGCAAATGCCGCCAAATCTTATTTTAATAATTCACCCATAACATCACCAACACCACCAACACCACCACCTAATTAACTAATAAATAATAATATAAAAAATTAATTTAATAATGATAAATCAATCAAATTCTTTTTCAAAGAAAAAAAATTTGATTGTGCCGCTCGATCTTCTACTAATGGAACTTCATGTGGTTGTACAACTAGAATTTCCAAAGGAAATTAAACAACTAAATGCAACGCTTTAGTTCTAGAATTTCCAAAGGAAATTAAACAACTAATAATAATTTAATTTAACATATTGATAATATTCCAGATCAGACAAATATTGAACCTGTAATTTAATGACTCAAAATAATATTTTAAATTATATTATTAATGCTGAATATTATTCAAAAATGTCATTAGATAATACTACCACTATATGTGTCTATAAATATAAGTGGTTTGATGATACAATTTCATTAAAATCATGAATTACTGTATATTCTGCTTATAAATACATCACAAATGTATCATCTGTTAATAATACGATTACATACACATTTAATGATAATAGTAATAAATCAATACAAATAAAAATAAAATAAAATATATAAAATTATATAATTAAAATTTTTTTCTATATCATTATAATGAGTTATTATTCTATACAAGGAAATTATACCGGTGGATCTAAGTCACCATCTTTTAAAGAAACTATGGAGAATTCCAATAGTCAACAAAATATAAATCAATTAATGGGGTCAACAATGGGACCACCAATGGGACAACCAATGAATCAATATATGATGGGGCCTACAACGGAACCAACCATGGGACCATCTATGAATCAATATATGATGGGGCCAACAACGGAACCAACCATGGGACCAACAATGGGACCACCAATGATGTTTACACCTAATGCACAACCAATGATGTTTCCACCCACGGAACAACCAATGATGTTTCTACCTACTACACAACCTATGATAATTCCACCTACAGAACAACCAATGATGTTTTTACCTACAGAACAACCAATGATGTTTCAAAATACCGATCAACCAATTATTGAACATCTATCAAATCCAGAAATTATATTAAATATAAATCTACCTATTTTTAAATTTGATAAAAATAATGTTTTTTCAAACATTGTTGTTAATTCTACTTTACAATTGATGTATGAACGATACTATTTAATATATACTTATGCTGACCAGACAAAATCTACTATTCGTTTACCTGACCACCCAAATAAGTTTCCTAATAATTTCTATATTATGTCAGTATCAGCTAATAATAATACGCAACAATTTACTTATAAATTTTATAATGGTGCAACTCTTACAACACCTACTTTAGATTTTGTACCAATATCAAAAAATTATGGAAAAGAATATCCAAATAATGATATAAAATATGCACAAGATGAACCGTTCGAATATTGTGCAATAAATTGTAAAAGAACTGAAGGCTGTGTCGGATATACTCTACATCTTGATAATAAAAAAGGTTGTTGGCTAAAATCTAAAATAGATCTTAATAATCTAACTAATAATATAAACAGAGACACATATACTATAAAATAAATAATTATAAAAAATAAATTGAAATCATTATAAATATATATTAATTTCAAATAATATATATTTCCAATGAAATTTTTTAATAGAAATTCTGTAAAAGAAAAAGTTTTGAATATAAAAATACCTTGGGTAGAAAAATATAGACCTAAAAATGTTGATGAAATTTTATTAGATCCATTTATTAAACAAAAAATTATTAAAATGTTAGAATCTAAATCTATACCAAATACTATTCTTACCGGTGATCCAGGTACTGGAAAAACATCAACAATTTTATTTTTAGCAAAAGAAATCTATGGAGATAAATATTGCGATAATGTTTTAGAATTAAATGCATCTGATGATAGAGGATTATCTATAATTAATAATACTATATATCCATTTTGTAAAAAAAAAACATTATCAAATAATAATGAATCAAAAAATAATAAATATCCAGATCATAAATTAGTTATATTAGATGAAGCTGATTCAATTACACCTAAAGCACAAAATTTATTATCTAATTTAATTACAGAATTTAGAAATAATACACGAATAATTTTTATATGTAATGAATGTACTCAAATTATTGAATCAATACAATCAAAATGTATGATTATTAAATATCCTAAAATTAATTATAATAATTTATTTCTAAAAATTAAATATATTTGTAATAATGAAAATTTAATTTATAATGAAAATGGAATTAATACATTAATATTTACATCTGATTATGATATTAGACAAATTATTAATAATTTAGAATGTATAAATTATTCATTTAATATTTTAAATGAAGAATCAATTTATAAATTAATTGATAAACCAAAACCATATTATATTTCACAAATTTTACAAAATTGTATTCAAGGTGATTATGTAGAAACAATTAATATAGTAAAAAATTTATACAATAAAGGATATACACCTAATGATATATTATTAACATTTATGAAATTTTTATTTGAAAATAATTTACATAATAAAATTGATTACTTAAATGAAGAAATTAAATTATCAATTTATGAAATTATTAGCTTAAGTTATATTAGAATTAATGCAGGTATTGATACTTTTTTACAGTTATGTGGTTGCATATCCAAAATATATTTATATATTCAAACAACAAAAAATTAATTATTATATTTATCGATTAAGAATTCAATTGGTTTTGTAATTCCATTATTTACTAAACATTTTATTAATTTTTTCATTTTGATATTAATATTATTATAATTTTTTATTTTATCATCCCAATTATTATTATTTAATAATAAACCTTTACAAATATTAGATTTTAATAATATTTGTAATTTAATTAAATATTCTATTAAATCATTAAAAATATCAATTTCTTTATCATTAAAATTTTTTATTAAATAATAATGAAAAATTTTTTCACAATATATATTTTTCATTATAGCATCTTTACATGTTTTGATTATATATTCATTTATATCTTTTACTGATTGATCTATAGATAATTTTTTTTTTAATATTAAATTATAATAATTATCCATTAAATTATTAATTTCAAAATCAATTATATTTTTTGATTTATCATTATTATTAGAAGTATTGGCAATTAAACTTTCTAGTAATACTTTTTCCCTAATATTAATATCATTTTTTAATAATAAATTTTCAATTTTAATAATTTCGTTATTAGATAAAATATAATTATTTTTTAAAGAATACCAATAATAAATATCTGATAAATATTTTTGTTGATTTAAAATTATTTCATCACAATATAACAATAATTTATCTGATAATAATTTATTATTTATTAAATTTTTTATTAATGATAAATTATTTATCCTATTATTTTCAATATTTAAACCTATAATAAATTCATATTTATTATTAAATAAATAAATTCCTGTTGAATCGTTAATTTGAGCATTAGTATCTAATGAATTATAATCTAAATGAAATTTAAGTTCAATAATATTAAAAAAATATTCTAAATTATAGTTTTGAACTTTATTATAAATATAAGTTATTAATTTAAAAAAATCCAAATAAATTTTCACAAAATTTATTTCATTTATTATTTTTAAATAAAAAATTTTTTGTATTTCTTCAAAAGTTTCAATATTTACTTGATTAAATGTATCTATAAATTCTATTATTAAGTTATTAATATTATTTTCTGACAATTTATTTAAAATTAAATTAACCTTATTTTCTACACTATCTTTTTTTTGTTGTATTTTATTATTTTTTAATATATTATTAGTTTTTTTTATTTTTTTACACTTTTTATTTATTGTATTACCAAATAGTTCATCCAATAATTTTAATATATTATCATCTAATATTTGATTTTCAGAATTATTTTTTAATAATATAAAATTATCAACAATTTCATTATAATTAATCATATTTGATTTTTTATCAGATTCTATTAAATTTTGAATTTCAAGATCCATTAATAAAAATAATCAATATTTTTTTAAATTAAAATATATATAAAAAAAATCATCCTTTATTTAATGTTAAGTGATAAATTATTTATTTATTCTATTATACTTTATATAGGTATTTTATTTATTTACATTAATCATGAACCTAAAAAAATTATAGTTACTAATTTAAAAATTTAAAAAAGTTCTATTCACTGTACAATGGATTGAATAGACTATCCATACAAATCAATTGAGTAGAGCGTGTACAAATTGCGATGCAAGTTCTAGAATTTCCAAAAGAAATTGTACAAATTGCGATGCAAGTTCTAGAATTTCCAAAAGAAATTGTACAAATTGCGATGCAAGTTCTAGAATTTCCAAAAGAAATTGTACAAATTGCGATCTATTCTAGTTTGCGAAAGCAATAGCGAGAGCATGAGTATAACCAACCAGACTCGTGCGCCTCCTCACCACAAATGCAGCAAGGAAGCAAAATCTCTGGCTCTGGAACAGGACCTGTATAATGTTCCCAAAGCTTGTGGTGACAGCGTCGTGAACAAACTGAATCCCAACCAGACTCTGAAGCGTCATCGCCGCAAATGCAGCAAGGATACTTGATCGGAAAATGAGCCATTGTTATATGACAAAGATAGACGCACAAGACTCTTTCTTGTGCCAAAATGGCTACGGTAAAGATTAAATTTTTTATATAAATAAATATTATTTAATAAACAAACTAATTTAAATATATATTTTTAATTGTATTAAATGAATATAGTATTTAATACAATTATAATATTAGTAAATTTTTATAGTTATTGGATAATTTTTCATATATTTATAGTAATATTTACTACCTTTTTATTTTTATTTTTTTATTTATTACACCAAGTTTATAGTTTAATAAAATTCTTTTTTTTATCTAATATCCACAAATTTAAAACTTATACTATTAAAACAAATTAATTATATTGTTTCAATAAATTCTATTTAGATATTTATGTATCTGATATAGGTATACATTTAACAATATTGAGTCTTCAATATCTTGTAAATACATAAACACAATGAATTGATAAATATCATATAATATAAAATAAAATAAATTATAATTATTCTAATTTTATTTCATCACTAATTTTTTCTTTTAATTCTATATTATTAAGTTTTTTTAATAATTTATGATCTGATGCATTATAAATTAAATTTTTAATAGCTACTAATTTATACGCTTTGTAATTATTATATTTTTTATTATTACTTGCACCATCAATAAAACATTTTTCATTATCATTGAGCGTATCTAAAAATTTTGTAATTTTACTATATTTATTTTCAGGAATTTTTGCTTCTTCCAAAAACTGCTCAATATTCTCAAGATGTGAATTATATAAATCATTGATTACTTCATCTTTTGATGTTAATATAAATTTAGATCCATCAAAGATATATGCAATAGTATCTTTCATATTTGTAATAAATATATTATTATATTCAGGTAAATTTTTATTAAAATGAACAGATTTAATTGATTCTTCAATACATAAACATTGTTTATTAATTATTTTTAACATATCGTTTTTTGATAATAAACTTGATAATTGTTCATTACCAAATTTAACGTAAGTATTATTAATAATAGTACCATTATTAGTATTACTAATATTATTAGTTGTATTATTAATTAATTGCTTATTAATTTTTTGTAGTGTTTTTGGATGAATTTTCGCTTCTTTCTGTATCATTTCAAATATTGTATTTTTAAATTCTTCTAATTTTTTTTCTATTATATCGAAATCTATTTTTGGTTTTTCACATTTTTTTTCATGACGCCATTTTGTTTGACGATTATTAAATACCTTCTCACATTTTCGACATTTAATAATATCAGCGTTACAATTAGTAACAATAGTGTTACTAATTGGTACAGTATTGATACATTTTTTTAAATTTATTTTATGATATTTTTTATTATGATTACATAGACTTGAATGACTAGCATAATCTTTAATACAAATATTACAATGATATAACTTTTGCTGTTCATTATTTTCATTCATTTAATAATTAATATAATTATACCCTTAAATGATTTTAGGAAAGTGAATTTATTATATTAAATTTAAAAAGTTAAATTTGAATTGTGTTACAAACTGTTACATGAAAGTTACAAATTGTTACAAAAATGCTGACATACTTTTTATTTTAATTTATGATGATATTACTTAATACAATAACCATTAAATTATTAAGTAATATAAATTAACATTAAAAATTAGGATATATTTAATTATTTTAATAGTTAAAATAGTTAGTATCTTATTTAATTTATAATAATTTAATATTTCTTGAAATGGCAAGAGAGAGAGCACATCAAAAAAGATTCTTATTAAGAAAAATTATTTAGATAATTTAAATAATTCTAATTTTAGTTTTAAATTCTCATTTTCTAATTCTAGTTGTTTTGTTTTCTCTTTTTCTATATCTAAATTTTTAATATTTTCATTAATTAATTCTAAATTTTTATTATTTTTTGTATTAATAATTTTCAATGATAATTCATCTATTTTTTTTATTAAATTTTGTAAATTATTATTATCAACTTCAAATATTTCAATATGAGTATTATATACTGTATTTATTTTTAATGTCTTTACTAATGTTTTTATTTTATTCTCTAATTTAATTGCTTCGTTCATATTATTCATATCATAAATCTTAATTATTTTATTGTAATTTAAATTAGTCTTATGAGCTTGTAATCTTTTAAATATATGAGATGTGTTTCCATACTTGTAAATATTATCTTTTATATGAATTATGTAAATGCAGTCTTTATTATGATATTTATCTAAATCTTCTTCAATATAATTATCAATTAAATTATAACTACCCGTTTTTCTAATTGAAGGAAGTACAACTGATGTAACCCATCTTTTAAATTCAATAGCTTCGGGTTTTTTTGATGCAAATATAAGACAATAAAAACCAGATTCATTAATAAATACAGTTTTTGGATGTTCACTTTCCAAAAGTGAAGTTTTGGGGGATGGGGTCTCCCAGACCCCATCCCCCAAAAGTTGTTTAATTTTTATTCTATCATCAATACTAATATTTTTTCTGATTGCTTGTTTAGTATCTTCATATTCTAAAATTTTAGCAATATCTTTGCCTTTAAAATAAACTTGATCATTATAATAGAAATATTTAATGGGTTTATTATGGAATGTTAAAAAATTTTTATTAAGATCAAATTGAAATTTATTATCATCACTTTTTATTATTTTATTATCAGGTTCAATATTAATTGTACTTATTTTATTCTCATTAATGGTTGATTGATTTTTTGTTAAAATTTGTATTATTGTATTCTTAAAATCTTCTAATTTTTCATTAAATAAATCATTATTAATTTTTATATTAGTGCATTCTTTTTCATGACGCCATTTTGTTTGACGATTATTAAATACCTTCTCGCATTTTCGACATTTAATTATATCATTGTTACTAATAGTAACACTTTCGTTACAAAATGGTACAGTATTGATACATTTTTTTAAATTTATTTTATGATATTTTTTATTATGATTACATAGACTTGAATGACTAGCATAATCTTTAATACAAATATTACAATGATATATTTTTTGTTGTTCATTATTTTCATTCATTTAATAATTAATATAATTATACCCTTAAATGATTTTAAGAAAGTGAATTTATAATATTAAATTTAAAAAGTTAAATTTGATTTGTGTTACAAACTGTTACATGAAAGTTACAAATTGTTACAAAAATGCTGACATAACTTTTATTTTAATTTATGATGATATTACTTAATACAATAAATATAAAATTATTAAGTAATATAAATTAACATTGAAAATTAGGATATATTTAATTATTTTAATAGTTAAAATAGTTAGTATCTTATTTAATTTATAATAATTTAATATTTCTTGAAATGGCAAGAGAGAGAGCACATCAAAAAAGATTCTTATTAAGAAAAGTTATTTAGATAATTTAAATAATTCTAATTTTAGTTTTAAATTCTCATTTTCTAATTCTAATTGTTTTGTTTTTTCTTTTTCTATATCTAAATTTTTAATATTTTCATTATTTTTTGTATTAATAATTTTAAATGATAATTCATCTATTTTTTTTATTAAATTTTGTAAATTATTATTATCTACTTCAAATATTTCTATATGGGTATTATATACTGTATTTATTTTTAATGTCTTTACTAATGTTTTTATTTTATTTTCTAATTTAATTGCGTCGTTCATATTATTCATATCATAAATCTTAATTATTTTATTGTAATTTAAATTAGTCTTATGAGCTTGTAATCTTTTAAATAAATGTGATGTATTTCCATACTTGTAAATATTGTCTTTTATATGAATTATGTAAACGCAATCTTTATTATAATATTTATCTAAATCTTCCTCAATATAATTATCAATTAAACTATAACTACCCGTTTTTCTTATTGATGGTAGTACTATAGATGTAACCCATCTTTTAAATTTTTTAGCTTCATCTTTTTTAGATGCTAATATTATACTATAAAAACCTGATTCATTAATAAATACAGTTTGTGGATCTTCATTTTCTAAAAGTGAAATATTTTTAGGGGGGTCTGTCCTACAGACCCCCCTAAAAATATCACTTTTTAAAGACCCCGTCTCCCAGACGGGGTCCATTAAAAGTTTACCTATTATTATTCTATCTTCAATATCAACATTATTAATAATTGCTTGATTTTTATTTTTATAATCTAACATAGAAGCAATATCTTTACCTTTGAAATAAACTTGATCATTATGATAGAAATATTTAATAGGTTTATCATGGAATGTTAAAAAGTTTTTATTAAAATCAAATTGAAATTTATTATCATCACTTTTTATTATTTTATTATCAGGTTCAATATTCATTGTATTTATTTTTTTATCATTAATGGTTGATTGATTTTTTGTTAAAATTTGTATTATTGTATTCTTAAAATCTTCTAATTTTTCATTAAATAAATCATTATTAATTTTTATATTAGTGCATTCTTTTTCATGACGCCATTTTGTTTGACGATTATTAAATACCTTCTCGCATTTTCGACATTTAATATTATCATTGTTAAAATTTGTAACAATAGCGTTACAAATTGGTACAGTATTGATACATTTTTTTATATTTATTTTATGATATTTTTTATTATGATTACATAGACTTGAATGACTAGCATAATCTTTAATACAAATATTACAATGATATAATTTTTGTTGTTCATTATTTTCATTCATTTAATAATTAATATAATTATACCCTTAAATGATTTTAAGAAAGTGAATTTATAATATTAAATTTAAAAAGTTAAATTTGAATTGTGTTACAAACTGTTACATGAAAGTTACAAATTGTTACAATTTGCTGATATAACTTTTATTTTAATTTATGATGATATTACTTAATACAATATAAATTAAATTATTAAGTAATATAAATTAACATTGAAAATTAAGATATATTTAATTATTTTAATAGTTAAAATAGTTAGTATCTCATTTAATTTATAATAATTTAATATTTCTTGAAATGGCAAGAGAGAGAGCACATCAAAAAAGATTCTTATTAAGAGAAATTATTTAAATAAATTAAATAATTTTATTTCTAATTCAAATTATATGAGTTGTATTTATAATGTGTCCGGTGAATATTTATGTCAAAATAATAAAAATCTAATAATTGAACATTATACACCAAAATTCAATCCCCCGCTCCTTTATTAAATAGTATAAGTATATTAATAAAGGTTAAACTTTTAGCAAACAATCAAATTAAATATACATATAATGATGGTACTAATCTTACACATGATGTATCAAAATTTAATGAACCATATATTACATCTTGTGCATTCAACCTGAAAAATTTAATTTTAAATAGTATTTCTTATATCTATTCGAATAATAGTTTTAGTACATATACATTTAATCCTACACTAACACCCTCAGAATCAAAAAAAATTATGGATACTTAACTATTTTGTATTAATAATTAGCGAAACCATTATTAATACAAATGCTTAATTTTATTAGATTTTAATATTTTAAAGTCGTTTATGTAGTATCATTATATGCTAAAATATAATCAACATTTATTACTATTAATTAATTTATATTATAAAAAAAAATTTTATCTATTTATTTATATTATTTGATTATTATTTAAAATATAAAAAAAATTATATATTATTAAGTGGTACAAATTCTAATGTTCAATTAAATAGTATTGTTAGTATTTATATTAATAAGTTTGAAACTGATTTTAATTCTTATTTTAAAAATTTTTAAATCAAACCGCATAAATAGATCAATTAAGGATACATCATTGAATGAATTATCCAAATTGATAGAAAAAAAAAGAAAAATATTGTTTTAACTAAACATAACATTAGTAATTAAATTCAGAGTGGTACCAAGATGTAAAAAACCTAATCAATTTAATAATTAATTATTATGATATTTAATTATTAAATAGCTTTTATAATAACTTAAGAATCTGTTTTTTAATTTATAATTCATCAGAATTACTTTTTTCTTTTAATTCCATACTATTTAGTTTCTTTAATAATTTATGATCAGATGCATTATATATTAAATTTTTAATAGCTATTAATTTATATGCTTTATAATTATTATATTTTTTATTATTATTGGTACCATCAATAAAACATTTTTCATCATCATTAAGTGTTTCAAGAAATTTTGAAATTTTACTATATTTATTTTCAGGATTTTTTGCATCTTCTAAAAACTGTTCAATATTTTCAAGATGTGTATTATATAAATCATTAATTACTTCATCTTTAGTTGTTAAAATAAATCTAGAACCATCAAAGATATATGCAATAGTATCTTTCATATTTGTAATAAATATATTATTATATTCAGGTAAATTTTTATTAAAATGAACAGATTTAATTGATTCGGAAAAATAAAAATCTTTGATTTTTTTAATAATTGATTCTTCAATACATAAACATTGTTTATTAATTATTTTTAACATATCGTTTTTTGTTAATAAACTTGATAATTGTTCATTACCAAATTTAACAAACGTGTTATTGATGATAGTACCATTATTTGTATTATTAACATTATTAGTTGTATTATTAATTAATTGCTTATTAATTTTATCTAATTTTTTATGATGAATCTTGCAGTTTTTTTCTATAATCTCTTTCAACATATTTTTAATTTCAATAATTTCTGCTTTATTATTAATTTCTAAATTAATTTTATTATTTTTACATATTTTTTCATGACGCCAACGATGCTGATATTTACCAAATTCTTTATTACATTTATTACAATTATATTTTTTATGATCATTAACATCTGTATTTATAATGTTAAGGTTAGTTGGGTTATTTATAGGGTTATTATTAAGATTATTTTGGTTATATTAAAGGTTAGTATTAATAATATGAAATTTTTTGTTGTGATTACATAGACTTGATTGACTAGAATAATTTTTATTACAAATAATACATCTATGTAATTTGATATTTTCATTATTTTCACTCATTAATATTATATATTATTATCTTCTTAAAAAAATGGCAAGAGAGAGAGCACATCAAAAAAGATTCTTATTACACCTTTAGACATTTAAAACGCCGATTTTAAGAGTCCTTTTTTAAATTTATAATCAATTCCATATGCTGTAATTCATTATATAAATTATCATATTTTGAAAGACATATTTCTTTATTTGTTAATATTAATTTTTTACTAATAATATTAATTTTTCGTAAATCATCTTTTTTACATGGGAATAATATTACTGCTTGATTTATTTTATTATTGATTCTAATAGTATATTTATCTGCATTAATATTTATTAAGTCTTCTAAAGATGATTTAAATTTTTGTGATAATGGATACTTAAATTTAGTCCATCCATTTTTCTCATATAAGTTTTTAATATTACATTCAATACAATCTATAATTTCTGAATAATAATCATCATTATCTTCAAAAGTATATTTGATTAAATTAACACCTTCAATCATTGTTGGTAATGTAATTTTATAATTTTCATTCAAAATGTATATTATATTATTATTTTCAAATTGTTCTAAAGCATATCCTAATTCAAGCATAACATTAGGATTTGGATAAAAATATTCATTTGTATCAGGTGTTAGATCACATACAAATATATCTGCTTTCTTAATATGATAAGTAATTTTATCTAATAATCTTGAATAATTATTTGGATTTATACTTACATCAATTATAGTATCTTTTAATTTTTCACTAATTTTTAGATATGTTTCATATGATTGATTATTTTTAGTAGAATGTGAATAAAATACGCTCATTATTCTATCTATTAATATATTTCTAAGTAAAAAATTGATTTATATAAATGTTAGTTAATTATATGATATATTATATGAATATGGATTCTAATAATGGATTTGTGTATGTTAGACAACATATATATTATGAAAATGATAAAATATGTAAATTAGGTAAATCTAAAAATATACCCGATAGAGATAATGGTTATGCTACTGGTGAATATAGAAGAGGTAAATTTGGATTAGTTATTGAAATATCAAATAATCAAATATTTGATGATACTTATGTTGAAATATTATTACAAAGATATTTTAAAAATTATCACTCTAAAATAGATGGTGGTAGTGAATTTTATCAAAATAAAATAATAAATGAAATAGTACCATTTTTATCTACGACGAAGATTAAGTTTAAAGTATTATCAGAAGAAGAAATTAATAATCTAATTCATCAAGAAAGAATTAGAAAATTAAAAGATTTGCTTAAAAGATTTTTTCATAATAGACTGTCAGAGACAAAAGAAAATAGATTACGTAATAAATTACAAGAAATTTATCTTGTTGAAATTATTAATGAATTGAATACATATAAAAAAGTTTTTTTGAAAGCACCTACTGGATTTGGTAAAACTCATATATATTATAAAACTATAATACGAATGAAATTTAATAGAATTTTATTTTTAA